ACCTGAGGAGAAGATGATGCTGACTACCACAAGACCACCAGCGATGCTCCAGAGTTTCCTTTCAAGAGTTCTGAGGCGACCATCCACCATCATGATGTCACGCTCACACCCTTTCTTGATCTCGTCAGTCTTCTCGTGGAGATCTTTATGAAGGTGATCAATCTTGGTGAAGAGGATATCATCTACCTTTTCCTGCTGCTCCAGTTTCTCTTGATGAACTGCTAGGAGCTGACCCATCTTAATACTATTATCTTGGAGAGATTCTACGACTCTCTCTAGCCTCTCAATAATAGCTGAGTTGACATCCATCCCATGTAGAAGTCAAAGGGTCAATTAATATTTATCACCAGAACAATTTCCACTTACCATTAATTTTTAGTCCATGACCCTGGAATGTGATGCGAGAATCACCATCCTCAAACTGATCACCAAGAATCATTTGATGGATTATTTTTCCTGTGTAGAAGAAACTATACCCAGGAGTGTGAGGAAAGACGTGAGGGATGTAAGACCCCAGATCGCCAGGATCCTCATCAAATAATTCGTACTTCCATGGTTGTTCGATGGCTCTACGGTCTCTAATTGTTTTGACATACTCTACGTTCTCATACCTATCAATTATAGGATGTGGATAACTTTTTTTCAATTCCACTGCCTTAGCACTCAAGTCACCTGGAAGTCCCCAGAAGGCGATAGCAGACCCTCTAGAGGGTCTTGTGATGGTGAATGTATACGACAGGGGTGTTTGTACATCTATGTCTTTACCATACTTTCTAGCAAGCCATGGGAGGGCGTGCATAAACTGACCGTCAATATGTAAGCAGCGATGATGATGCTTTGGATCAGGATTCCTATCGAAGTTATAGATGTGAAACCCAGGCAAAGCAAGTTCACCTTCATACTCACACTCTTCCCCCAACGCTTCACTGATAGCATACTTAAACTCATCATACAACCAACCAAGTTTCTTCATCAGAATCTGATTAGTTACATGCTTGTACTTCATGTAATGCTTCCATCCATAGTCAGAAGCATCCATGTAGAGAGTAGTACCAAGAGTATAGTAATGAATATAATTCTCTAGATCCTCATCACCAAGATTACCATTAGTAGGATGCCAGTTAGTTCTGGGTTTCCAAATCTTCTTGAGAGATAAGATTTCAGCATAAACAGTATCAACCTCATCCAAGGTTAAGACTCTAAAAATACCTAGGTTCAAAAGTATATCCTCCAAGTACCATCACACTTTACACCATGACCCTGAAGAGTGACTCTCATGTCATCAGGCTCAAGATTATACCCAGGGATAATCTGATGTAAAACATGCCCAGTAAACCACACCATGCTTCCCTCATGATACATTTCAACTAGAGGGTTCCCATCTGGCTTATAGAAAGAAGCAGAGTCATTCTCCCATAGGTTTGGATTGTTTTTGATATTCTCTTTACTATGCTCAATGAACTGATTAGATATCCAATCTCCCTTCTCGCGTTCTTCCTGGAAATTAAAATCTTTAATCAGACCATCGTCAAACTTCATCCAATCCCAGATGTATAAACCACCACCTGTCTTTGGAAGTTTAATTGCGAGAGTGAATGACAAAGGATTCTCGAAGTCAACTTCATCATATGTTTTCCAATACGGTCCATGCTCTTTGTATTGGATGTCCAGATGAATGCTGGCAAGTGGCTGCTCTAATGCCTTTAGCATCGCAGGATTACCAGTATCCCCAGGCTTGAGTCCGAAGATATGAAACCCAGGGTATCCAAGCATATCGTCTACAACCACAGGAGCATCTAACTCAATGCTCAGTCGATCACAGACAATATCGTACAGATATCTGAAGTGCTTATTAAGAATAGGATTGAGTAGACTCTTGTGCTTATGATACTTCTTGATATCTTCACACCCTTCCAGATATGTAGTGGCACCAAGAGTGTAGAAGGGAACCTTAGGCTTACATGTACTACGGTTCAACCAAACTGGATGTATCTTTTTAACTTTATCGGTAATGGCATGACAGTCTTGTTCTGTCAGTACATTAGAAATCCGTCCGAATCTCATGATCTATAACCAAAACATAACGAGGGGACTTGAGAGTATTATACACCGCATGGTATTGAGAACCCCAAAAGCATATAAACTCGTTGTTCTTAAACTGCTTGTGTTCTAACTTACCCGTCATAGGATTATGTAGGGCAAGTATTGCTTTGCCATCTGTAGGTACGTCCAATCCCCACAGAACACGCATCAACAATCCATCTGGAGGGTTGGGATCATTATCAGTATGCCTGGCAATTTGCTCACCAGCATTCAGCAGATTGATTCCCACTCTACGATAGCAGTTGGCTTTCCTAGCGGTGGATACTAATTTAGATAACATCTCACAGTTACTTTGATGCTCTGCCACGAACCCAAGATCATTTCTATTCTGACCAGGAGCATCGATCAAAGTCTTACTATACTCATGACCACTACCATACAGAGGAATGTTCTTCCAGTATCCATCATGCTCTGCCTTGGTAAGTTCACCAAAGTATCCAGTGTCCGTGTCCCCCATGGCACCCCAGTTGATCATTGCCAACTTATCTCTAGACGCAACAAACTCCTCATGGATCTCTCGCCAGGAATCCACAAGGAGTTGAAGTCTAGGATTGAACTTTAGGATATCATGGAACCCACACTGGAGTTCAGATTTCGATAAACCCTTCGGTGAAAGTGGCTGATTCAGGGAGGGTGTTGACGAATTCATCTTTGTGTTCTTCACTCAGTTCATTAAACTTGATCAGGACATACGCTGCTGCTTCTTGAGTCAGTTCCAGTTCGCTATCATCATTGAAGAAATAGGTTACTGGGTTGGTGTTGGTGTCCTGAACTTGCTCAATCAAGCTCATCAGATAGGTAAGACCATCAAACGATTCAGACTTTTGCTTCTGAAGGTTCTGGGACAGTTTCTTCTGACGATCCTTTGCTTTCTTTTGATAGTCAGATGCCTTCGCTCTAGCGATGGTACCGATCTCTTGCTTACGGTTAGCCGCACGCTTCTCACGTTCTTGTTTCTTCTGCACCTTACGGCGCTGAGAAATGAACTTGTAAGCTTGCTTGGTGGCTTCTCCAGATTCTAGAAGGAATTCTTCTGACATTTTTTTCTTTCGTTTAGCGAGACGTTTAACAAGTTTGCGGGCAGCTTTAGACCTACCATCTATGTATGAAGGATCGTTCCTGCGCTTATCCCATGCCTTACCAGCAGCTTTCCTCTTTGCTGCTTTCTTCCAAGACATAATTGGATCGAAGCCAGCAATAGCACCAGTGCCAGTGACAGGTGTATTGATTGGACCAACGTTAGTGATCCCAGCGGACCCCATCATATCTTACTCAACTCCTGTATAATTTTTTCGTTGATTGGAATACTCTTAAGCGTAGCGGTTTCCTTCTCAGGATACCTGTCTAAGAATATCATAATAGACTTAATGATTGACCAATACTCCTTATCCATCTTGTAAAAAAGAAGGGGAGCTGCGGCTTCACCAAACACATTATAAACGAGGATGATATGATTCAGCAATAGATGTAATTTAACATCGCCGTTCTTAAGATACTTATTGATGAGGCGTTTTATATACTTAAAACGCCTCAAGTCTTCTAAGAAATCATCCTTAGTTACTGCTGATGGATTGTCATAATGTTGGATAGCGAAGAGAATATAATTCTCTTCATTCAACTCAGAGAACTTCATTCAATCATCAGGCAACAGTAAGAGTAGCGGCATCAGAGGTTACCTCACGAGCACCAGTGTCGGTGGTGAGTTTAACACGGTACATGTCACCATTGTTATCAGCCACTGTAGTAGCAGGTGTGGTGTAGGAAGCAGAAGTCGCACCAGAGATGTTATTCCAGCGACCACCTTCAGCCTTACGCTGCCACTGATAAGCGATTGTACCAGTACCAGTTGTGACCGAAGCGGTAACAGTGAAGGTAGCGGTAGCAGGAGCAGTAACGCTAGCAGCAGCAGGCTGTGCGCTGATAGTGATAACGTTGCTGACATCTGCGGCGATGGCGTCATCTGCCTGGTCACCAGCAGCTGCTTGTGGGATCATCATGGCAACTTGAAGCTCAGCCTTGTGGCGAGTGTTACCGTGTTGATCAGTAAATGTGAAATATCTATACCAACCAGGAGAGTCGAGACCACGCTCGCGGTTCTCTGCCAGTTGTGCTTCCTCTTGGGAAACAAAGATCATTTGTGCGCCACTGCCGTCATCACCCGAGACGAAATACTTGGGAACTGATCCAGCGGCGTCTGTATTACTCCAAAGTGACATGTGTTTAACTCAGACAGTGTTCTTTATTATTTATATTTGAGGGGGCTTTAAGCCCCCCAGCATTAACCTTCAGGGAACAGAGCGCGTTCCAGATGCTCTACGGCAAGATCGTCCAGATCATTGTCTGTGCGAGCAACGATACGCTTCAAAACTTCTACGACCAAACGCTTTGCGCTATCAGACTCAACAGCCTTCAGTACGACGGCTTTAGCAAAAGGAAAAAGTACAGCCCACATAGTAGGACTCCAGAAAGACTAATCTATATAGTCCTTCACAAGTTCGTATTTATATTTCCTTTTAAGTTGTTCGAGACTATAATCAAAAATGACAATGAGGCGATCATGGGTGCCGTTATGTTGCGCCCAGTGTTTGTCATTGTCATGGAATGCGAAAAGGTCACCCACATTCCACGTCCGCTGTCTCGCACGTACCTTGATCCATGCGCCAGGATCTGTAACAACAGGAAAGTGTAGTCTAAGTGAATCGATGTCACCATTGTGAGGATTGATCTTTGTGCCAGGGGACATGCGGCTTAGCGTCGCACTTTTCAACACTTGATTATCTATATCCTCTTTCAGAAATTCGTATGTATTAGGGCATGTCTTGAGGAAGGACTCCGTAATCATAGGGAGAACTTCACGACATCTTTCTGTGGTTGTATTGAATAACTTAGTGAACGTAACCATCTCACTAAGTTCAAAGTCTTCCATGTTAGCAGTGGCACCCACCGCATTGATAGGAAAAGGAATGACTCTCCAAGCGCCATCCCAGAGTTGTACTCTACCTAAGTTACGATCATCCACCCACTTGTCGAGAATCCATTCCTCAAAGAGGAACTTGTTTGCCTCAACAAAAGCCAAGACTTCAGGGATGATCAGTTCATAATGTTGTTTCAAATTACGAAACGAGGACAAGAAATCCAACTCATCCTCAAACCAAATTTTTCTCATCAGTTTAGTTGTCTACAAGTATCATATCAAAATGGGCGTAAGCAGCAACACCAGAAGATCCTGCTAATGCTTCTAACTGAACATCAGTCTTCTCTGGCATATACAGTGGAACTGTGAATGTGTGATCGTAGTTAATACTAGCAACTTGAGCGATGTGCTGTGTCCTGAATACCTTACCTTCTTGTCTAAATGAAACTCTTACGGTAATCTCTTCGTTCTTTAGAGTGGATACATTTAGGTTGAATAGATATCCAGACTTGCCAGCAGGAACAGTATAAACAGACATCAAAGTTTGCTGGTGAGCAACTTGAATTTTTAGAACTACAACAGCACCCTTTGATAAAGTAAAGTCAGCACCCAATGCTTGTGAGCCAGAACAGAATGCCCTGAATACACGCTTGTAAGAATTCTGTGTCGTTTGTGCTGTGCCGTCAAGTGTAAGAACTTCTGTAGTTAGTTCCCAGTTTTCGTTGAGACCTTGGATGGTAACTTCTGCTCCATTGTTTAGAGCATCAGCATTTGTAGTGAGAGTGGTAGCAGCAGTATCTAAAGTCGCCCAAGGATAAGCACTATTACCATCCCAAATAGTTTCGTAAGATCCGTTTGCTAGGTCTGTGTTAGCACCAAACTTATGAACGTAATTGTACCCTTCAATCTGTCCGCCAGCAATGGGGATGTTGGAAGCAGCACCAAACGAGTTGATAGGGTTGCCGTCTTCATCGGCAATCATCACTACCTCAAAGTTGGTAGTGTCCTGTGCTCTATATGCCTGAGTAGATTTATTCCACTGTGCCATCAATCAACTCCATCGTTAGCCGTCTGAAGTGTGCCTTTACCATCACACTGATCACACTTCTCACCAGTTGGATGATACCCAGTAGCATTACAGTGACCACACTGATGTGCTACGACATCAAACTCCATGTCGCAGTGTTCTTTCTTCATCTTATTCTTATGCTTCCAAGCGGTAGCATAAGCAATAGACTTCTCATCCTTGGTGAGTTTACCGTCCTTAGCGTAGGACTTTTTAATATGCTTCACCATGCGCTCATACTTAGAACCAGAAGGAGCAACCTCGGCTAATCTGTAGGATTCTTTCTTGGCTGTTCTGGCGGATTTTCTAAACGCATCCTTTGCTGGATAATCATCATCGCCTGGTTTCGCAGGAGACTCTCCACGCTTTCTTTTAGCATGGATATTGGCGTACAATCCTCTCTTCTCATCAATAGTCTCCTCTTTTAGTTCAGGGCAAGCGTGCTTACCGTGAAGAGGACACTCTTTTCCTTCACCAGACTTATTACATTTTGCCTCAGTCTGTTGAGGGACTTTGGGCATCTTCTTGGCGGAAGTTTGCTCGGGGTTGCCCGATGGATCATCGATCTCGGGCATGATATCAACTACCGCCGAGGCTACTTTTTTTCAGAGATCTCCTTTCTCCAGTCGGAGAAGGTGCTCTCTTTCTTCACGCAGTTAGGAACTTCCTTACCGCCTTTCGTTTTAGTACCCTTGGCTTCATAACCGTCCCAGCAAGTAGAGGCACCAACATTAGCGCGTGCCTGCTTCATACCTTCGTCTTGAAGTTCTACTTCTTCCTTCTTAGTCTTCTTGCCCATTGCCTTAGCAACAGCACGACGACGATTCATAAGATAGGAATCAGAAGAATCTTTGTCACCGTCGTTGTCAACGTCGCCGTCTTCTTTACCGACAGGATCAAGTTTCTTTTTCTTCTCGTCCAGAACCTCCTGGTTCTTTTCGATGTTGATAGCGTGCTCATGCATCTCGCTGACCAGAACGTTCAGGACCTGAACAGGTACGTTCTGCTCAAGACCATGCTCGAACATTACATCATAGTGAGAGATGTTACCCGCTTCATCGAGAGTGTGCATCTCTTTAATACAGTTACCCTCGCCCCACTCCGAGTGCTCAACCTTAGTAGCGCAAGCGTGCTGAGGTTTCTTGACTGCTGGCTTACCTTCTGTACCTTTGGGTTCAGCAAGTTTCATGCCAGGGGCGTCACCACCACCTACACCTGCGGCACCAAGACCTTTGACGTTCTTGTTACCAGCGATAGGAGACTTATCATATCTCCAAGATTCCGATTTGGAACTGAGGTGAGCAGCGACTGCGTGTACCAGACTCTCGTGATTGTCCATCTTATCTTTTTTGGGGTCTGTGGGGATTACTTGTTTGACTTTGACACTCCCAGCAGGCTTTTGAACTTTCTGACCAGGAGTAAGTGACATTACATATTCGCGGTATGCGTCTGTTCCAATTTCAAATACTTCTTTGATGTCCCTCACCCAGGTGCGGAAAGAAGTATCTTCAGCGGTGACACAGATAACATAGTTAGGACCACGGCGAACGATCTTACCGACGTTGCCTGACTCGGTGAGTACCCACTCACCTACTTTATAAATTTCTTCACGATAGTATTTATCACGGAGAACACTTTGCTCCGCAACTTCTCTGGTCTTCTTAAAGTCGCTGAAAGATTTCATCTCATCTAGATAGTTGTATTGTTATTTATGTCACATATTTTTTCGGATCTCATCCATAAGTTCCCTAGCATCCTTATCAGATAAGGCTTTAGGTATGCCTTGACGGAATGTTTTGAAGTCTCCTGCTACCGCTGCGCGTCGCATTTTTGTGCCAGAAATAGCAAAAGTGTCACCGTCAGCATCGCGTTCGCCTGAAGAGATAACTTCGAGTTTTCTAAAATAAAAGTCCTTGCCATTGTACTTTTTAATCCATTGCATTGCGGGTACTCTGTCAGATCCGACAACTAGGACGGCATCATCATAACCTTCTGCTTGTAACTCTTTTAAGATAGCCACTGGATCCTTAGGACCACTCCTGATATTGTTCCTCAACTGGGGGAACATCTTCTTAGCATAGAAGAGTTTCCTATCTGGTGTCAAGGGGTTGCTACCTTTCTTATCAACAGTCTGAGACAAGTAGATATACCAGTCACAGGTACCTGCCTTACCTTTGACTGCTTTGAAATTTTCCTCGTGTCCTATGGTTGGAGGTTGGAACCTACCAAACGTAAAGTACACGCACTTGTAATCTACTACTTCCATTCTTTTGACAGGGTAAAGTTGATGTAAGAGAACTCAATTCTGTTCACCAACTTAATCATGTCGCCATTGTGATGTAACACATACCCTTCAGGGTTCGTGGCTTTATATCCTTTGTCCGTCTGGACCAGAGTTCTAAATGTTTCCAGATGATCAAGCTGATCAATGACCAGTTGCTTGTTCTCCTGTAGTTTTTTATATAGGGCTAGCATGGCACGAAACTCTTTAGCATTCTTCTCTAGGTATTCCAGACCTGTATAGAGAAGTTCCCTCTTCTTGGTCTTACCTTTATCAGACTTGACCTTATCAATCTCCTTCAGCATCTTGCTATGGTAGAACTCACCAAGAGCCTTGAGAGTTCTGGTAGGATCACCCACGTTTCTAGCGTTCTTAATCTCATTGTTAAAGAACTGTTTGAGGAAGGTAGCGACGTGGAACTTAGCGTCACCAGTGGCACCGATATTACTAACCAGATTGTCAAGAAAAGGACCACAAATCTGGCACATTCTTTCAATAACATCAACATTATTTTTGAACTTCGTAAGAATGTTTCTGTCTACGGAAATGTCATGGTAGGGAGTATCATTTTCGATGACCGCGACATCAACTGATCCCTTAACCCTAGCGCCTGCCATAGCAGCCATGCTAGGTAGATCATCACCGACGTAGTGGGTGTGGAAAACTACCCCTATCTTGGCTCTATCAACGACCTTACCGATGGGATGATCCCTAGGTATACCATAGGTAATAGTATTAGGTCTGAAAGTGATGAGGTCTTCTCCATCTACCTTTTCATATTTCTTGTCTGAGGTAAACAGGAGGTCTCCCTGGACCACACCATCAATACCTAACTGAGAGAAATACTTAAGAGAGAACTTCAGCTTCTCTGCCAGGTCACCAGAGTACATAGCATCGATATATTCCTCAGTAAAACACATTTTAGGCTCAGTCTTATTGAAGACAGACTTAGTGCCTACGAAAAAATTCCCTGACTCAGGATCTGTGCCGCAAACAACAGAGGGAGCACCGTCCCATTTAGTCTGTAGAAACCCTGTAGATGGCTTCTTACCAAGCATACGGAGAAGTTCTCTCATAGCAGACACTGCCGCATGACATCCTTCGACGCCATGGTTCAGCATCTCATCTTCAATATGCTCTAGGTGTTTTAGTTGCGTTACGTTTGCCATCAGATTTCATCTGTAATCTTTCTACCACCGTAGGTGTAGATGGATATTCTCATACCACGAATACCAAAGTCGGATCTTACTCCTTTCGCATTGGGATCTTGAATCTTCTCCCAAGCACCCTTCTTCATTGCCACCAAAGCAGGGATAAAATCACCAGTCAAGTCATCGCCATTATCATTGACGTGAGAAGCCGTCATGACATATACATCTCCACGCTTATTTAATTTGGGATTACCCTGTAGTACAGCGTGGACGTTCTCAGTCCCAAACTTCTTACCAAAGTCAGGTCCATAGACAGCATACATCATCAGATCTCTGTCCTGAATCTCTCTACGAACAGCAACACCAGATGGTTTTGCCCACTCAGGATTGGCATCAGTCCATGCCTTGACATCAGCAATGAATCTAACTACCTCAGGATGGTCAGAGATAACTTTTCCTGCCTTAGCAGTAAGACCAGACCACTGTCCGAAGTCCTTTGCCTTACTACCCATCTTGTGAGATAGGAATCCAACGTTCTTAAGTTTTTTATTGACACATGCTACCAGTGCTAGGTCAGCTTTGGGTGTACCAGCAACCTTATTTACACCAACAACATGACCAAACTCATGACTACCTACCTTGACTGTGATGCCAGGGCAGTTCTTATCCATTCTGGAGTTGGGGTTAGCCAGTTCTGCGTCAATGGATTCCGCAATCGCAGTGTTCATATCATTGATGAACATCAACTCACCCATCTCCTGTGAACTAGGAGTATCAAGTTTGTAACTCGGATCCAAAACCTCGGTCAACGTGGCAAGGTATCCCCACCTTGCGGTCAACGTTGCCCCAGCAGGGGGTTTACCACCAAATTCTGGTCCTTTTAATACCTTTCCACTGCCAACTTTCTTCTGCCCATGAGTAAAGGTAATGGAAACTTTTTTCATACTGTCAGGTACACGAGCAGTGACCTTCTGTACAAACTCATCTTCAGTATAGTCGGAAGGATTGAATTGAAATTCAACCTTTCCCACAGTAAATATCATTTCATCAAAGGTAAGGTGAACACCACTACCTTCCAGTCCACTTACAGGCTCAACTAAAAGCAGAGGGGATCCAGCAACAGACTTCTTGTGGATCTCCCTCAGGTTGTTTTCGTATCTACCACTTCTATTGAACTGTGCCCAAGTGAGCCCTTGACCTGCCATTTAGAACTGTTTCCAATACTTCGGATGTAGTAATCCTCCTTCAGTATTTAGGTTCTTGTTTGTGAGCAGTACGTCACCAGCCACACTGACCCTAGGCATCGTATTGTAAGTGTGGTGGAACAATTTAGATGGGAAGATCAGGAGATCACCTGGCTTCACATTCATCTGGTAGACGGTCCCATTATTAAAGTTCTTTTCCTTACCAGCGAAAGCCTCTGGAAACCACTCGTTAAAGTTTTCTTTGGCAAAGCAGAGAGGGTCTTCCCCAGAGACATAGTAGACCCATGAAATATGAGCAGGATCGTGATTATGGTGGGGAACAGACCTTTTTTCATCAGTAACAGAGTACCAAGTTTTCATGAAGTGGATGTCATAGTCAACCAAGAAAGTCTCAAGGTACTCTTTGAGGTGCTCATTAAGCTCAACAAAAAAAGAGGTGAGGTAAGAGTCATGGTGAACAAGCACCTGACCCTCCATCTCACCAGTCAAACTTTCATCAGTGTTAAATCTATGTTCAGTCCACCTCTTCTCTACCCAGTTGATATACTCAGGCATCTCTGCCTTGTAGATAGAAGTGGGAAATAAATTAACGATCATGCTCAGACAAGTATTCTTTTTCATTCTGATAAGGATGCTTCTTACCAGACCAGAGCTCGTATCCTTCTACAAGATCTGGAATCAACCACTGGTCCACCCGATAGCAATACTTCCAGTTGACAGGTTGAATACAATTCATCACTACAACTTGGAAGAATGCTACCAAGTGGATCCAGAAGCTAAGCATCAGCGATCATCAGCAGAGCGGTTCTCGCTGTAGTAAATATCAAACTCACCACCAGGGTAACGCTTCTCTAGCTTCTTCACGTTGACTTCAATGACCTCATCAAAGGACACGCCTAGTGCTTGAGTTGCCTGAGCAACATACCAAAGAAGATCACCGAGCTCAATGATGAGATGCTCACGATTATCATCGTTCCAAGGCTTACCTTGGAAGACCATCTTCTTAATGATCTCAAGGAATTCTCCACCTTCAGCATTAATGCCAACGCCAGCAGTAAGAAGACGCTCAATATTGGCACCTTCTCGATCAAGCTCAACAAGGCGGTCAGCAAGATCGACAAAATCCTTAGAAGCATCAGACGTTACAGCGTCAACGAACTGTTCGTAGCGGTCAAAATCAATAGACATAATATTTTGCTGGTATCAAGAAATTATAAGATGGATGCTAGGCGATTGTCAATAGTGGAATTCTTGGTTTCGACGATGGTCGAGGTACTCTAACACTTCTTGCCTCCATTCCATGAGTTCATGGAAGCACTCTTGGTTATGAGCACACTGTCGGAGTTCAGAGTCTGGCTTTAGCACAGACTCATAGAATAATCCGAGAGCATCGCGACGCTTTTCGTGTTTGTTCAAAATTGAAATTCCCCAAACTTAGATTTCATATCGGAGAAAGACACAACCTCTTGACCTGAATCAAGAATGTTTTGCTGTGCCGACTGTTCACAATCATACAGTCTCATTTTTGCTCTGTCAATGCCCACGACAAATCTCTTATTAACCGTAAGATCATTGTATCGGTTCTTCAACTGCTTCACCATAATTTGTCCAACCTGTTCAAGCTCTTCTGTAGAAATAAGGGCAAACATAAGATCAGCAGTAGCAGGGAGACCAAAGGATTCAGAAGTGTCAGTAAGCTCAACATCGCTGCTACCATAACCAGAACGAGTGGTCTGGGTGGCAGATACGATAGGGACCTCGGCTTCGACAGCCAAACCTCTAAGCTCCTCAGCAATAGACTTAACAAGTGTATAGGAATTAATATTGGCAGCCCCTTTGTAACGCGAAGAGGTACAAATATTGAGATAATCCACAAATATGATATCAGGCTTAAAAGACTTTTTGAGATTGAGATCGCTGAGGAGAGCACGGAAGTGTCCAGCATGAGCAGAGGCAGTAGGGTACTCTTTAACGATCAGTTTGCCTTGGGTCTTCTTAGCAATATTTATGACCTTATTCTCATACATCATCTTCGGAAGAGTTGTAAGGTCCTGAATGTTTACGTTGAGGAGGTTTGCGTCAATTCGCTCAGCAATTTTCTCCTCTGCCATTTCAAGAGTGATGTAGAGAACGTTCCTTCCCTGCATGAGACAGGCGCTAGCCATGTGGCACATGAATAGAGATTTCCCGACGCCTGTACCAGCAAGAGCGACATTGAGAGTCTTGTTAGGGAGACCACCTTTCGTAATTTTGTTGAAGAGTTCAATATCAAAGGGGATCTTAGATTCAACTTTGTGGTAAGAATCGTACCTTTCCTCATAATCGTCTATGTAATCGTGTCCAATGTGGTTGTCAAACGAGACGCTAAGAGCCTCGCTGAGGATGTGTGGGATAGCATCAGGAGTCTTCTTCTCATCGCTGCCATCAGCGATCTTGATAGACTCCATTAGCGCTAAGTATATAGCACGTTCTTTACACCACTTTTCAGTAGTATCGATAATCCACTTATGATCAGACTTCTCATCGTCAAGAGAATCGATTAGAGCATTGATACCCTTAAACTGATCATCAGTAAGGTTCCTGAGGTTCTGGACCTCAATAGTCAATGCTTCTTTTGCGGGGATTTCAGTGTAGTTTTTGTAGAAATTGTCGATTACTCCGAAGAGCACTCTCTCAGTGCTCTCCGAGAAGTATTCAGGCTTGATGAAGGGAAGAGTCTTACGTAGATACTCCTGGTCCAACAACAAGTTTTTCAAAATCAGTGTCTCCACCTTCATAGATCTCTTGCTCCACAAAGAAGTTAAATGAAATAGTAGAACGAAGCTTACTAGACTTGTTCAGAGGAGCAGAATGCTCAAGATAAGAGGGGAAGATAATCAAGTCACCTTCTTGTACCCATGGTTCCGCTGCGTTTTCTTTGAAACCATTAGCAGCACGGACATGCTCATTGGGATCTAAGAACTTTGTGCCACGGTGTTCGTTAGGATCAAACACCGCATAGTATACAGCAGACCATTGACCAGGGGAATGGGTGTGTTTTTCCTGCCAGTTTGTAGATTCATAGCAGTTGAGCCAAAGGTCAGTGAGAATTACATTACCATAATTTTTCGTCTCTTCTTGGAACTCATCAAAGTGGGGAGAGAAGGCTTCGATTGCCTCAGAGATAGGAAAGTATCCACTACCAAAGGTGGTAAAGAGTTGGCAATTCCAATCTTGAGGAGTTAGATTCTCATCTTTGAATTTATTCTCATTGTAGAATTCGATTACCCGTTGCTTAAGTGCTTCAGGTTCTTCTACATGGTAGCGATAGACGCTAGTGGGAAACAAATCTACTTTCATTTTTCAGAACCATACTTAAATTCTTGACCAGCAGCCCAATCAAGCTGTTCCATTACTTCGGGCGTGAAATACTTCTCTGGATCACCAAGAATAACAGAAGGATAAACGGAAGATTCCCCAACAAGGATGCGATTGCCCTTGCGCTGGAATACTCCGTACTTCTCACCCAGTTCCAGTAAGCCGTAATACTTGTCAAGTCCCCGTGAATCATAGAACAACCTCGTTTCTACTCTAGCATTTTCTCTAGTAAGACGAGACTTTGCTGCTGTTGCTTTGATGATGTTACCCACCACCTCTTTGCCATCGCGTTCCTTCGACTTGGACAAATATATGATAGTCGATGCTGCGTACTTCAGTCCACTACCACCGCCCATTTCTTTGGTTGGCACATAGGCACCCACCACATCATAGGTGTGGTTGGTCACGATCATAGGAACATTCGCCTTACCCAACTTAAGGGTGAGGATACGGAAGATGGACTTAGTAACCTGTGCTCGTGTCATGTCACGAGTCTCCTTACCTGCCTCAGAGTCTTCAATCTCCTTAGTGGTAGAGAGCATACCCAGGGAGTCAAGCACAAACATCAGAGGTTTGCGATCGTCTTCCTTCTGTTCCATATACTTATCAAGGATCCTGATGGCTTGTGTACGGAACTCCTGTACCGTAGTCACAGGAACCAGGATCATACGAGAGGAATCGATACCTCTCTCTTCAATCATGGTCTTTGAGATTGCCGATTCGCTTTCAAAGTAGACAACTCCTGCCTCAGGGTTTGAAGAGAGGAAGCTTGATACCATACCCAGGCAGAAGAATGTCTTACCTGTCGAAGATTCTCCCGCGATTGCGGTAATTTTGTTTGAGGGAATGCCACCAAAAATACTGCCGCTAACAAGGGCGTTGAAGATATGAGAACCAGAGTCAATATACCCTCCGATATCACCCACAGATCCTTCGGAGAGGAGACCTGCGTAATCATTGTCAATTTCCTTGACAACATCATGTAGAAAACTCATGCGAATAAAAATTCTAGGTTGGATACTTTCTCAGTCTCCCATCCTATCACGTCGGTGATGATCTGTAAAGGATCGAGAAAGGCTTTTTGGAACTGAGTGGTGCGATCAATGGCGTTCTCTAGACCCAGTTCTCTTGGGAATGTATTAAGGAAGGAGATAACGTTTTCGCCAATCTTGTTATGCTTCCTGAGATAGAGATATTTAATTTTCTCACCCTCTTGGATGAGTGGGTACTTGTTTTCTAGATCTTTCTGACCGACATGAAAATTATAAAGCAACGCTCCACGAACATGTAGAGGGCAGCCCTTTGAATAGACGGTACCTTGCGCCTTGAACTTGGATATTCCATTGACCGACCTCGGAAACGCAATATCTTCGGGCGGTAACGAATCGAATTCATCCCTAAATCTATCTATGTAAGATATCAGATCATCTTCACTTCCTGACATCATGATTGTCAGGGCTTCCTTAATTGCTTTACGGCAGGGAGCAGGTGTAGAAGACTTGACTGCTTCGATACCCATCATTTTAAGCTTGGGTTCAGCATAGCGTACACCCTCGCTGTCCCAGACGTTGAGAATGTATCGCTTCTTGGCAGTCCAGATACCACGGTCAGCAATGTTCTCACGCTTCATGAACATCTTCTGATCATAAGCGTTAGCGTATGTGGCTAGTTCTTCGTATGATCTTGTGATGAAGGGTTCGATTTGATCCTTACAGGCAGCATCGAGAAAGCTGACGATGCGCGATTTAGGAACATTCGGTACATCAAATACGCGATTAACGAGTACATCAAGACAGAGATAAATGCTGTCAGTATCACTGGCAATAACATAGTCCTGGTTCTCCGTTTTAAGTAAGTTGTTTAGGTACTGGTTCATTTTGTTTTCGATCCAGCGGATCGACACCTGACCAGACAAGGTGATTGCCTCGGCGTTAGCGAGGTTATAGTAGCGGAAGTATTGGTTACCGATGGCACCATAAGCACTGTTCAGTTGGATCTTACGAGCCATCTGGATGTTGTTGTACTTACTGATTGCCTTCTCGATTTCCTTAGAAGGATTCTTCTCATACTCCTGCTTGGCAGCAAGCATTAACTTCTTGCTTTGAACACGTTCATTGTAGATCTTCTGCATCATCTGAGGCAGGAAACCATGGATGTCCTTACGGTACTGTGATCCATTAGCACACAAAGCATACCTAGGGTCAGGCTCAACTGCTTGGTTGAGCAACTTATCTACGGTTGCGTATGGATGCTTTTGAGCAACCAACGTCTCTGGCGAGATGTTGTATTGCATGATGAGGTGAGGATATAGCGAGTTGAGGTCAAATGAGACGACCCACTCGTATCTCCCAGGAACAGGCTCTTTAACATACGCACCAGCATACTTCTCATTTTTTGAACTACGTTTCGCAGGGGGAACTACGAGGTTCTTGTCCCTCAAATAATTGTAGATAAGAGTATCCCACATGCGTACCTGATAGTACACATCTTTCATATTCACCTTGGCGTCATAAGCCAAGGCGATGGCAAGCTCAACCAACTTCATCTTTTCCTCAAGGCGTAGAACAAGCTCCACGTCCTTGATGTTGTAGTCGATGAACTTCTGCCAGTCACGAGTGTAGAACTCCTTGAAGTTCTCGAACTCACTGTGATCCAACTTATTCTGCCCAAGTTCCACAAAGGCAATGTGGTCAAGGCGATAAGATTCTTGGTTTGTATAAGTGAACTTCTTATACAGATCAAGATAGTCCAGCACGTTAATGCCGTACATGTTGTACAAGATCTGCTGACGACCTTTGATCTCCATCTCCTCCCTGTGGACAATACCCCAAGGGGAGATCTGCTTCATCTCCTTTTCCCCAAACAGACGTTCCAAACGTCCACAAATGTAAGGCACATCATACAGCTCGACATTCCACCCTGTAAGAACATCTGGGAATGAAGTCTGCCAATAAGCCAGGAAAGAACGGAGAAGATGTTCTTCACCGTCGCAAAGGATATACTCCACATCTTTGCGATCCGTATGGTAGGGCTTAGTTCCCCATACTTTAATGAGTTTGCTAGTGTAATCCTGGACTGTGATCGACAGAAGAGGTTCAGCGCACTCACGCACGTTAGGGAAACCATTTTCACACGCAACTTCAATATCAAGAGACGTAATCTTAAGAGTTTTAAGATCGTAGTCCACTTCTCCTGGAAATTCCTCGGAGATATATTGATAGAGGTAACGGTCATATCCATGGACATCAAACCCATCTACATCCTTATACTTGTCAACGAATCCTCGTGCCTCTCGGACAGACTCGAACTTGACAGGCTTAGCATACCTGCCATCCAGAGTCTTGTAGTTCGTCTTCTTATCGGTACAAACAAACAAAGTCGGAGAGAACTTCATCCGTCTTTGGATACGCTCAAGCAGACCGCCAGGTCCCTCTTGATATCCAAGATAGAGAAGGTCATCACCGACCAGTTGTACGTTCGTATAAAAACTCATTCAGTCAGAACCTTGTACTTTTCCACCAACGCTGGGTCGGGTTCTAGTATTGTAGCAATGAATGAGGTATAAAGCAACACGTCTTGGTCCACTGTGTATTCTGGCCAAGGTTCCAACATACCATTAACTATTTTGTATGGTAGGTGGAGGTGGCAAGCAGGCTCCTCGTCAAGTGTCTCCACTTGACTCAGGACGTACTCCCCCGTCTTCAGCAGCAGCAGGACTATCTCCATTGTCTTCCTCCAATTCGGCTAACATTTTCTCAGCTTCGTCAAACATATCATCGAGATCAATATCTTCGTAACTGAGATTAAATCTTGCCTCATGCTTACGGAAATTCTCTTCGTATCTGGTCTCATCAATGGCAGAAATATACTGCGAAATCAGAGAGTCTAGTGGCTCATAGACAGTGATCACTTGTGATCCTGGGATAAAGAAATCTCTGTCTTTACTAAGAGGTGCCCAGGGGAACCACTCCAATTGATAACCCTTCTCACTATTGAATTCAATATTCTGCTGGACAATATCCAGACGGAAAGGTTTATGCATGTGGTAACCAATAGGTTCACCACTCTCAGGGTGAGCAATCTCTTTTACTTCAGAGATTACTTCCTCACCCGTCCTCATGTAAATCAGTTTAATACTCATTCTTTGTCATCATCAACATAACGATCGCCTTGCTTGGCACGTACATTACTCAGATACGTTTGAAGAAGACTAGGTGCTGGGTCCATAATAGAAACCACATAGTCACACTCAATAGCAATACGCTGATCGATAGTGAAGGGGCACCAAGGGCGGTATCTAATCTTTACTTCCTGATCTTCAAAAGTGTCAAGGTCCACTTGGCTTTCAGGCTGCTCAGCAATCTGTACCGTATAGGGAACGGTCAGAATATAAGCCTTACGATCACCAGTTTCCTTATCTACTGCTTCTTGAACATCAGCAATAACATGCTCACCTACTTTAGTGAGGATAAGTTTAATGCGTTCTGCTTCAACCATGATTAACTACAAGTCCATACAAATTATAAGGGGCGGCTTGGTCTTTGTCAAGCCGCCCCCGTGCGCCGACGATATTTGGGCAGAATTATTTAGTTGATTTCATACACCTTTAGTGCCTGATGTTCTGGAATGATCTTCTTGAGGGGGATTGTAAGAAGACCATCCTTAAAGGTCACATCTCCTACTTCAACATCATCAGCCAAGTTGAATCCTCTAGCGAAGGTTCTCGTCGCCACACCACGATGCATGTACTCCTCTTCCATGGTGTCCTTCGCTGCCTTGGACCGAATGAGAAGAACGTTTGTCTCTGTGCTTACCTCAATGTCGTTCTTATCCCATCCAGCAAGTGCTACTTCAATACGCCACTTGACATTGGATTCCTTCACAATGTTATATGGTGGGTATTGTCCGCCAGGTTGGTGGTATCCATATGAATGTAGTCTATGGATGATGTCATCCATTCCTACGCTGTATTTGTTTACAGCATCAAAAAATTTGTCAGCATCTTTCGATGTCCACTTAGACAGTCCAGTCATTTTTAGCTCTCCTAAAAGCGAGATTGCGTTGTGTGGTCCCCGAAGGCAACCGTAATTATATAGTCAAAACTTATAAAAAAAGAGGATCGGATAACCGATCCCCCAAGGTAGCGTTTTCCGTATGTGTAGCGTGCCGCACGAGAGCGACAGAACTATTTATCAAGCAGAAGTTGCTTCTACAGAATTTGTTTTCTTTTTGCCAATATTATATTTTGATTCCAACGTCCAACCATTCTTATCTTTGTAAGAAAGAACTTTGATCTGGCTCAAAGGTGCCACGTCTACTACATCAGCAGCGTTGACAATACCAACTAGACCCCAGTCAGACAGGAGTTGAATGATTCTGTTACGGCGTTGTACATCATTAAGAGAAAGGTTTGCTTTCTTACCATCAAGGGCAAACAGTTCCTTAAAGTGAACAATTTAATACCTACCTTGCTTGTGAAGGATGTGGCAGGATTGGTAGAGTTTCTTTTCCTTACGGGATGCTACTCCGATCCTCGTAAGTGTTTCTCGCACCTTCAGGAAATCATCTGGCTCAGTCAAACTCACTTCGACCATATCATCAGGAGTCCATTTAACCTCCTGGTCAGCAAAGGTTGCTGTCATTTTCGTCCTCCCATCTCATGTCTGGATCTAATAAATTCAAGTTGTTCTTCGGTGAGAAGAGTGAGAGCGATCTTTGCTTTTTCGTTACTATAACCATAGTGACGCTTGACAAGATCCAGATCAGTGATCTGTTCTTTCTTCAACCAAGGTGAAAAACGTTTGCGTTTTCTCAATGTATTTATAAAAAAGTCATATTGAAGTCTATTGTCCAGATGAGCCATCTTGTTCATCTCATTAGCAAACAAGATAGCATCAATGTGACCAGAGAGACAGCGGTTCACAATGTACGCTGGGTATTTTTTCATCGCATCATCACCAAGGTGCTCCTTAGTTTGATTGATCGAGTTCAAATAATCAGAAAGTTCCGCACTCATAATTAGGTGTGATATTCAAAGTTAATGTCAAACGTCTGGTGTCTGATTGACTTGGTTCTGTCTTATGTCTCAGCCACCCAGGAAAGAAAACAACGTCTCCCTGCTCCACAGGGATTAGTCTCCATGGTTGTATGTCCATGGGTTCACTGGTTCTAACCTCAGTGAGTGGATCTCTTACCAATAGGTTCCCAGAGTCTTCTGGCTTGCGTACGTATGCCGTACAGACAATACAAGGACCGTGAGCATGTTCGTCAGTCCAGTCTCCTCTGAAGTGTTCGTTGAACCAACTATTAGAAATAAAGTGGGGGAAAGAATTTTCATACTTCCATACCTTTTTCAGGTAAGCAAGTTTCTCATCCAACCAATAAAGAAATGGATTAAAGAGAGGATCCGTATGTGGAAGACGATGCTCCTTAATCCCATAGAGATTTGCTGTGGATGATCCACCCTTCTCTACAGGTGTATCAACGCTGTACTTGGTAACCAGTCGGAATAGCTCGTCGGCTTTTTCAACATAGCGCTCGTCAAATTCAAAGCGATCCTTATATAAGATTGGCGAACTGATGTTGACATACTTCATGTGATAATTTTGACAGGTCCACGGACACCTGTCCCATTAGAATTAATTTCATAGATCGCAATGCTGCCACTGTTCAGGGTGACATGGATCTCATCGCCATTGATGATGGCGGATTGCGAATTGGGGCAGAAGGTACTGAGAACTCCTCTCTTCGTGTGATAGAGAGAGCAATAGCCATTCTTTACCCGTACACCTAAACTTCCACCCATCAGTCAACACACCATCCATAATTCGTCAAAAGAAGTTCACGACGCTCTTGCTGGTTCTTCATGTAGTCTCCAGTAGATCGCATCGTATAAGTATGATCCCAGTCATACTGATGCCACTCATCAAATCTCTGTTGGATATCTGGGTGGTTGTTATATGAGATCATCACATTACTAAGAACCGAGTCCATGGTATCAGCGAACTTAGCATGATCAAATCCTTTATGCATGTTGCCCTTCTTTCCATACAAAACATCTTTGATGTTATACGGAGGATCAACATAAATGAAAGCAGTCTCGTTCACAGAACCGATAGGTGTCTTGTGAGTACAATCAGCAACTACTTCTTCATAAGAAAGATTAGTAATCTTCCAGTCAGCAATAAGATCGCTGTACTCAGGAAGTTTTTCAATACCTCTCATGGTGAAGTTGTTGTTTGAAGCCTGTCCTGAGAAACTACTCGATTCAGTGAGTCCACTAAACGAACACTTATTAACAACATAGAAAGCCACAGCACGCTGGAGAGGATCAACATCCTTATCATTGACCTGTACCTTACAAAAATCGAAGAGGGCACGAGCAGTCTCTGTGTTCTGGTTTTCTTTCTTCAACGACCTGAGTTCTTCAGTCATGCTGGTACCGAACTCACGAAGATTTACCCAGAAGTTATACAGAGGTTCGTAAAGATCATTCACCCAGATAGGGACATCTGGATACGCTTTAGTAATAGCAATCGCCATAGAACCACCACCTAGGAATGGCTCTCGATACTCGCTAATTTCCTTAGGAAGATATTCAAACAGTTTAGGAACTGCTCTGGACTTTCCCCCAGGGTATCGCAATGGCGTCTTCAAAGATTTCATGAATAAGTAGCAACTAAAACAATTCTTCTACAACCAGCTCTTGGTTGTTCTATGTTATGTAGTCCTTCAAAAGTGATAATACCATCTTCGACTGGTATATATCGGGAGACACATTTACCATCTTTCCACAGACAAGTTTCGCCAAAGTCAAATCCGCTAAGATAAATGACTAGATTCTTGTGTGGGAAATCATGATCAACATGTGGGACGGAAGGGAGGTCACTTGACCAATGAGTACAGTTCACATTGATCCTATGAACTACGTTCACATCGATATTATTATACTCGAAGATGTCAGAAAGTACAAGGTTGGCTAACTCTATATAAGGAGACATGGGAGTAGAGTACAAAGCGTTTCCATACCCAGGTCTAGCCAGAATAGTGTGACCGTAGAAAGGAACGTTGTCGAACTCATCGTTCTTCCCTTCTACACTATGTTCGTAATAATACCAAGGAAACTCTTGTCCGTTGACAAGTTCCTTGAATGTTTGGTAGGACTCCCTAAGAGGATTCCTAAGCTTTGAAATCACACTCACACATCATCTCCGTCAGAGCTGCCAAAAGGTTGATCTCTTGATCGGCAACGAAAGCAGACTGATACTGGTACTTGCCGATGATGAGCACTGCTTGAGGAATGGAAGCGGGCTCAAGCGTTTGATAAAGGTTGTCATAAAGAGTTCTCAGAATAGTGTTTGCGTCATTGTCAAGGTTATCAACTACCCATTGACGAACCTTGCTGAACTGCTTGCCCTTTAGATAAGCAGCGAGGTTACCAATGTGTACCTCACTCAGCGACGCCAGAATGCCAGTGTCGATGGATCCCGACGCTGAGTATCGCTGGAGTTCATTGAGGACTCTCCTGAAGTCAGGGAAGTGCTTCTGAATAACCTCTGCCACGACTGCTGGATCATACGAGATCCCCTCTCCCTCAAGTATAGTCCCGACACGCTTAAAGAATTGGGCTGCGAGACTGGCTTTTGCTTTGCCTTTGATTGCGAAATCGAAGACTGTACAGCGAGAATGGAGCGCTGGAATGATGTTGTTCTTGTAGTTACAGGTGAAGATGAATCGACAGTTGCGATGAAACTCCTCAATAAACGCCCGTAGGCAGAGTTGTACATCGTGGGTCGTGTTATCAGCTTCGTCAACAATGATGACTTTGTGCTTGTTGTCAGCACCAAGTAGTGAGACGGTCGAAGCAAAGCTCTTTGCGGTGTTCCGTACCGTGTCAAGAAATCGTCCTTCATCAGATCCATTAATAACAATATAGTCTAGACCCAACTCTTCGCACAATGCTTTAGCAATGGTAGTCTTACCAATACCAGCAGAGCCAGACAGAAGAAGATTGGGCAATTCTCCTTTAGCAACAAAGGAGTTGAATGTACTCTTCGTTTCAGCAGGAAGAATACATTCATCAATAGTCTTAGGGCGATACTTTTCTACCCAAAGAAAGTCACTCATAATCAAGTAAAGACAGAGTTGATCAAGATGCGAGACTGATGCTCGCTAGGAGAGTGCCCAGTGTGGGCGTACCTTCCATTAAATAATACCACACGTCCTGGCTTGGGTGAGATACGTCTCTTGACCTCTACATTATCGGGGAGGTTCAAGGTCATGTCAAGCTTCCATTGTGCCAGTTCCATATTTGTCAGTTGCTTGTCATAGATCACGGTGTCACCATCAGTTTCATTGATGTACACAATACAAGCAACATGATCTTCACCAATGTCAATGTGTGGTGGGTGAAGATATGGTGGTTTATGAAGTACGGTCATGTCTAATCTACAGCGCATGATATTATCTGCCTGTAGATTGTCTTTGATCTGATAGATCAATGGAGCAATAAAGAAAGCACAACCTGTATCTAAAAATCGATTGGGTTCCCAGGGAGGGACAATGCCCTGTGAGAACCCAAAGTCTTCCAGCTTCTCAGAAGAATAGTCCAGAGATTGTGAACTCTGAAAATGCCAATGGAAGTCGGTGCCTGTCAGTAGAGTTTGTAACTCCTTCAGATAAGAAGGAGAAACAAAATCATCTATGACTTCAATATCAACCTGCCTCATACTTAGAATCTGGCTCTAGAGCAATCATGTACTCAAGACTGTCAGAGGTACAACGCCAGGTGCTAGCACCCTTAGAGCTGATCTTGACTTTGTAGTCGCCAGGAATAACCTTACCGACTAGATTCTCTGCCTTGAGATTGAAGCAGAAGTTTGCGTCTGCCTCACCAACATCTACAGAATAGGTATTGGAAGAATCATTCTTACGGTCACGAACAACGATAGACACATGACCACCAGGCTCACCTACGATAGAAATATCTTCTACCTTATAGATGTTAATAGACTGGACAACTCGCTGGAGATCATCGCGACTGAGATCAAACTCAACCTCAACACTAGGAAGGGAAGGTGCTTTAGTGGGAGGAGCAGTGATGATGCTAGGATCCGCAAAGAAGTATCGTGCCTGGTTGCGACCAGAAGAGATAGTCACATAACTTGGACTATCGAAGGTGAGTTCACCATCCTGAAACAGGTTAAGCACCTGTACAAACTCACCAAGATCATAGATAGCAAAGTCCTGGGGGAAATCTTCCTCAACAGGAGCACGAGCAAGAACATTCTTCTGGATAGCCAGAGTAGAAATTTCGTTACCCTTCCGAAACTGGATAGACTTATTGATATTAACGAACGTCTTCAGGATCTGTACGGTTCGATTAGAAAGTCTCATAGGTTTCAGTCTCAGTAGATTGTTCAACAAAATTATACAGTAGGACGCAGTAGTGAATTGCTTTCAAGATGTCATTCTTGGCACTGCCCTTCTTATCATAACGGCTCAAATACTTAATCGCATTGCTACGGCAGAAGGGTTCACCATCGCCAATGGAAGCAATCAGATCAAGAGTCTGAGTGGGAGATTTATCAGAAGTATAGTGCTGACGATACGTCGAAGCAATATAGTCCTTGGCAGTTTTAAGAACTGCGTCCTCATTGAATCGATAATGAGGGAGAGATTCGTTTACGTTCACATTAAAAATACTGTCAGGTCCGACATAATCTACAACAGGTTCTCTGTCATAGTTCAAAACAATTTTATCTTCTTCCATAGCATCATAAAGCAGGGACCAAGAGTTAACCATAGGTAAAGAGGAAGTCATTGACCAAAGACTCTGCCTTCTCCTTACCAAATGTACTAGCAAGATATCCACCAACAGGATCAAGTCGCGTCATGTACTTATCGAAGTCAGAGTAAGTGGAAGACATGTCCAGCCCATTGGGCTTCTTACATTCTACCATATCCTTGTAAATGGTCAAGTATTTCTTGAACATCTCAAGGTGATCATTAACCTCAGACATCGTACACTTGGCAACATAGATGTTCTCAGAGAAGTGATTACCTGGCTCAAAGAACCTATAGTCACCCTCTGCCTTAGGGAGATCTGGATGAGAAAACAGGTAGTTCTCTACTGGATGCTGGAAGTCAAATACCAAGATGACCTTCTTCTCAAAGAAACCCATCAAGTCCATCCCAAAGCAAGGGAGGTTAGATCCAGTCTTAGGATAGATGATCGTGTTATAGATACACGACTTCTCACTCCAAATCAAAACCTCTCGTGACTTAGCAATGTATTGGTTGCTGTAGATCTTAGCAGAGAGGGAGGTTCCTTTCTCCTCCCAGTCTGCCCAGTCACAGATGTTTTCTAGATCAGGGAAGGTCTCAGAGACCGCCCGCTGATACTCAATCCACAGATCCTTCATCGATGCTCACCTCAGCGTCAACTTTGTCATACAACTCCAGAAAGGCTTGCTTGGTCTCATCGTCAAAGCGAGAGATACATGCCTTGATTGCCTTTGCCTTATCATTAAAGATAGCATAGGCACGGGCGATGTGAACAAGGCGACGAGTGGAGATGATCTCATCAATGCCACCATCAGCAAAGGTCTTGCGGATGATGTCTGCCCAGTCACAGAGATTACGATTGAACATCTCATCCTCACAGTGGTGAGCCAAGATCTTCTGCTCGATAGCAGGAGTAGGATACTCCTGCTCGAAGGTTACAGGGAAGCGCTCAAGGAATGCTTCATTGAGAACGTTAGTGCCAACAAAGCGACCGTCATCGCTACCCTTACCCTTGGTGTTAGCAGTAGCAACTACGGTGAAACCAGGAGCTGCCTTGACATACTTACCAATCTTCTTGAGAAAGACACCCTTACCTTCAAGAACAGACTGGAGACACAGGATCTTGTTAGATGCCAGGTCAACCTCGTCTAGAAGCAGCACAGCTCCGCGTGAAAGAGCCTCCACGACGGGTCCATTATGCCAGACAGTTTCGCCATTAACAAGACGGAAACCACCAATAAGATCATCCTCGTCAGTCTCAATGGT